TTATACTCTTTGTTTATCCCAATGGAGTGGAACTACGAAGGATTTATTGATGAATATGGATTTCCAGTATTTGATAATCCAAACGGGGATGTCCTCGGGCCAGATGGTGAATTAATAGATTATGGAATAATAGAACATTGGAGCAACGAAGTAGAAGGATTAAAATCTGATCAAGATGGGTTAAACGAATTCTACAGACAATTCCCAAGAACTACAGAGCACGCATTTAGAGATGAATCTCTTAATAGTATATTTAACTTAGTTAGAATATACGAGCAAATAGATTACAACGAAGGTATAGGAAATTCATCTGTAGTGTCTACGGGTAATTTCCAGTGGGTGAATGGCATAAAGGACACACAAGTGATATTCTACCCAGATCCAAAAGGTAGATTCAAAGTCAGTTGGTTTCCACCATCACACATGCAAAATAAGATCGTGATGAAGAACAACGTAAAATATCCAGCAAACGAACATATGGGGGCTTTTGGTTGTGATAGCTATGATATATCAGGAACGGTAGATGGCAAGGGATCAAATGGAGCTTTACATGGATTAACAAAGTTCAGCATGGAAGATTGCCCACCTAATCATATGTTTTTAGAATACGTAGCTAGACCACCGACTGCTGATATTTTCTTTGAAGATGTGTTAATGGCTTTAGTGTTTTACGGAATGCCACTACTATGTGAGAATAATAAACCACGTTTATTATACCACTTAAGAAGAAGGGGTTATAGAGGTTATTCTATGAATAGACCAGATAAGTTATGGAACAAATTATCTGTAACAGAAAAAGAAATAGGTGGAATACCTAATTCAAGTGAAGATATAAAGCAGGCTCATGCAGCTGCTATCGAGATGTACATACAAAGTCACGTTGGTCATTTAGGTGATGGAGTTTATGGAAACATATATTTTAACGAAACGTTAAATGACTGGAGTAGGTTTGATATAAATAAAAGAACAAAGCATGATGCTTCTATTAGTTCTGGGTTAGCTATCATGGCTTGTAACAGAAACCTATATAGACCAAATGCAAAGGTAGAGAAACAAAAGTTAAATATGAATATTGCGAAGTATACTAATACTGGAAACGCATCTAAAATAATAAAGTAAAATATGGCAGAGTCTGTTATAAATAATTATTTTCCTAGTCAAGTTGTAAGTGATGCTGAGAAGCTTAGTTACGATTATGGTTTAAAAATAGGTAAAGCTATTGAAAGCGAATGGTTCCATAAAGATCGTGGTTCAAATAGATACTCAACTAATCAAAACAATTTCCACAACTTAAGGTTATACGCTCGTGGAGAACAATCAATTCAAAAATATAAAGATGAGTTATCTATAAACGGTGACTTAAGCTACTTAAATCTAGATTGGACGCCAGTCCCTATTATATCTAAATTTGTAGATATTGTTGCTAATGGTATTGCTGAAAGAATGTATGACATAAAAGCGTATTCTCAAGATCCTTATGGTGTTCAAAAAAGAACTGAATACATGGAGTCTGTTCTTAGGGATATGAAAATGAAAACCGTAGATCAGTATGTTAAAGAAAACTTTAACTTAGACCTATCTGAAAACAATCCTGAAACCTTACCTGAAAACGAAGAAGAGTTAGGGTTATACATGCAGTTATCTTATAAGCAGTCTGTGGAGTTAGCTGAAGAGCAAGCTTTGAAAGTTTTGATGGAAGGTAATAACTACGAGTTAATTAAGAAAAGGTTTTACTACGATTTAACAGTATTAGGTATTGGAGCCGTAAAGACTGGATTTAACACATCACAAGGTGTTACTATAGATTATGTTGACCCGGCGGACTTGGTTTATTCTTATACTGAATCGCCATATTTTGATGATATATACTACGTTGGAGAAGTTAAGACGATACCTGTAAATGAATTAGCTAAACAATTCCCTCATTTGGCTCATGAAGATTTAGAGGAAATAGTAAAAAACAAGTCTCCATACAAAGGAAACTCTCACAGTAGCAGTACATCTAGAGAAATAGACAACAATTCAGTTCAAGTGCTTTATTTTAACTTCAAAAGCTATATGAACGAGGTTTATAAAATGAAAGAAACTGGATCTGGAGCTGATAAGGCTATAGAGAAAGATGACGCGTTTAATCCTCCAGAGGAGAAAGAAGGTGGATACGGGAGGTTACAAAGATCTATAGAGTGTCTTTACGAAGGGGCTATGGTGTTAGGTACAGAAAAACTACTTAAATGGGAAATGGCAAAAAACATGATGCGTCCTAAAAGTGATTTCACAAAAGTTAAAATGAACTATTCTATAGTGGCTCCTAGAATGTATAAGGGTAGAATTGATTCGTTAGTAAAACGCATAACAGGTTTTGCTGACATGATACAGCTTACGCATCTAAAGCTACAGCAGATAATGGCTAGAATGGTTCCTGATGGAGTCTATTTAGACGCTGATGGTTTAGCTGAAGTTGATTTAGGTAACGGAACAAACTACAGTCCACAAGAAGCTTTAAATATGTTCTTTCAAACAGGATCTGTTATTGGAAGAAGTTTTACAAGTGAAGGTGACATGAACCCTGGAAAAGTTCCTATTCAAGAAATACAATCTGGATCTGGTGGTAATAAAATGCAAGCACTTATAGGTAATTACAATTACTACCTACAGATGATAAGAGATGTGACTGGGTTAAACGAAGCTAGAGATGGGTCTACGCCGGATAAAAACGCTTTAGTTGGTATACAGAAAATGGCAGCAGCCAACTCTAACACAGCAACAAGACATATATTACAATCCGGACTGTTCTTAACGTCTCAAACAGCAGAGTGTTTGTCGTTGAGAATATCTGACATTATAGAGTACTCTCCAACTAAAGATGCTTTCGTGCAAGCTATTGGAGCGCACAACGTTTCTACTTTAGAAGAGATGTCTAATCTTCATTTATATGATTTCGGTATATTTATTGAATTAGCTCCAGACGAAGAAGAAAAAGCTTTACTTGAAAACAACATACAAGTCGCTTTGTCCCAACAAAGCATAGAGTTGGAAGATGCTATTGACGTTAGAGAAATAAAAAATCTTAAAATGGCTAATTCATTACTAAAGATACGTAGAAAGAAAAAAATAGACAGAGACCAAAAGATACAACAACAAAACATCCAAGCACAATCTCAAGCCAACATACAAGCTCAACAAGCCGCTGCTCAAATGGAGATACAGAAAAATCAAGCTATCACTCAATCTAAATCTGAGCTAGCTCAAATGGAAATGCAGTTAGATCTTCAGAAAATGCAAGCAGAGGGAGAACTAAAGAAAATGCTTATGGAGCAAGAGTTCCAATACAATATGCAATTAAGGCAAGCAGAAGTTGATGGTGCTAAAGGTAAAGAAAAAGAAAAAGAGGATCGTAAAGACAAAAGAACAAAAATACAAGCAACACAGCAATCAGAAATGATTGACCAAAGAAAAAATGAAAAACCACCTAAAAACTTCGAATCTTCAGGTAATGATGTAATGGGTGGGGGATTCAACTTAGGAGCGTTTGATCCTAAGTAACAATTATTAACTATTATTATATTATATTATGGCAAAAAAGAAAAAAGTAGAGACAACTGAAGATGTTGTCCAAGAACAAGTAAACAACGTAACTAAAGTTAACTTAAACAAAACTGAAGAAAACAATGTTACCAAAGTAGATTTAAGTAAACCACCTACAGAAGAAGTTGTTGCAGAAGAGTCACCTGTAGAAGAAGTTGTTGAAGAGGTTATTGAGGCAGAGCAGCCAGAAGCGGAGGTTGAAACTCCGATAGTTGAAGAGATAACTGACGAAGTAGAAGAGCTTACGGAGCAGGTTGAGGAAGTAGTTGCTGAAGCAGAAGCTACTGGTAAGCCAATTCCAGAAAACATACAAAAGTTAATGGAGTTCATGGAAGATACGGGAGGTGATTTACAAGACTATGTCAAACTAAATCAAGATTACTCTGAATTAGACAACAACGCTTTACTTAAAGAGTATTATAAGCAAACTAAACCTCATCTAGACTCAGAAGAAATAGATTTCCTAATGGAAGACAACTTTTCGTTTGACGAAGATATGGACGAGGATAGAGACGTGCGAAGAAAAAAATTAGCTTTGAAGGAGCAAGTTGCTCAGGCAAAGCAACACCTGGACGGTGCAAAGTCCAAATATTACGAAGACATTAAAAGTGGATCTAAACTCACTGATGAGCAACAGAAAGCTATTAACTTCTTCAACAGATACACAACGGAATCAAAAGAGCAGGAAAAAGTAGCAGACAAGCAACACAAGACGTTTTTAAATAAAACTGACAAACTTTTCAATAAAGAATTCAAAGGTTTTGAATACAACGTTGGTGAGAAGAAATTTAGGTTTAATGTTAAAGACTCTGACACCGTAAAAGACACTCAAAGCGACATTAATAATTTTGTCAAGAAGTTCTTGAACAAAAACAATGAAATGGAAGACGCTAAGGGTTATCACAAATCGATGTATACTGCTATGAATCCTGATAAGATCGCTAATCACTTTTACGAACAAGGTAAGGCTGACGCTTTAAAAAATAGTGTAGCTAAATCTAAAAACATCAGCATGGACCCAAGACAATCTCACGGGGTAGTTGAAGCTGGTGGAATTAAAGTAAGGGTGCTTGGTGAAAATTCTAATGATTTCAAGTTCAAAATTAAACAAAAATAACAATTTAAAAATTAAAATTAAAAATTATGGCAATTACAGGAGGCGCTAGTTTGAATAGCACACCGGCTTCAAAACCGCAAACGCTAGCCTCAAACTACATTGATTTCAACCAAGACATGGGTTGGGCTCAACAATATTTACCAGATCTTATGGAAAAAGAAGCTGAAGTTTTCGGACCGAGAACTATCTCAGGATTTCTTTCACAAGTAGGAGCTGAAGAAGCGATGCAAGCTGATCAAGTTGTTTGGTCTGAGCAAGGTCGTTTACACTTATCTTACAAAGGACACGTTCAAAGTAACGCTGGTGGTACAGGTTCTGGTGGTGAGATAGAAATTGAAGTTGATATCGATGGTAATGACGTAGGTGCTGATCACGGTATTAGAGTTAATGATACTGTTCTTATAGCAAATGCTCAAGGAGTTGTAAGATGTATAGTAACAGCTGTTGATACTGCAAGTATGATTGACGTGAAGCCTTATGACTTTGCATCTTTAAACACTGCTGGTTTATCAACTACAGGTGGTACTGAAACTACAACTATATTAGTTTTTGGTTCTGAATACGGAAAAGGTGATAGCTACAATGCTGCAGATGGTTCTACTACCGCTAATGGAAGAGGAGCTAATGAGCCTTCATTCAAAACATTTAGCAATAAACCAATCATAATGAAAGATTACTACGAAGTATCAGGTTCTGATACAGCTAGAGTTGGTTGGGTAGAAATTGCTGCTGAAGACGGACAAACTGGTTACATGTGGTATTTAAAAGCTGAAGCTGATACAAGAGCTCGTTTTAACGATTACTTAGAAATGGCAATGTTAGAAGGTGAGTTAAACCTTGTTGACTCTACTATTGATAATGATGCTCTTGTTTTAGGTTCTGAGGCTGGCGCTGGACAGGTAGGTACTGAAGGTTTATTTGCTGCTATTGAGTCTAGAGGTAATGTTACTTCTGGTATTACTGGTGTTAATGCTGCAACTGATTTAGCTGAATTTGATGCTATCTTAGCTGAGTTTGACAAGCAAGGTGCTATTGAAGAAAACATGATGTTTGTAAACAGAGCTACTTCGTTAGCA